ACTCGCCGTACTTTTCTAGATTAACTATCTCATCGTTCAGTGTTGCTTGTATTTCGTTTCTAAGTTTACGCAACCGCTTGACTTCCTCTAGGAGAAGTGGTGCGTCTACCAAGAGGTTGTGGTCTGCTGTTTGGTTTGGGTTTAGTCCTCTCGCTATGTTTCTCACAAATGTTTCATCACCCGCATGAATTGAAGGCCGACCTTTGTATTCACCCAATATCCATTTACCTTTTGTATGTCCTTCGTATTTGTCTGTATCAATCATTCAATCACCTCTCCATCTTCATTCTTGTAAAGCCTCAAGCAACCAACATACTCGCATCCATTCATATAGACAGTTACACATGGCCCTTCGGGTTTTGTGTTCCACTCATCAATCGTCATTCTTGGTTCTCTATACAACCGCTTGACTTCTTCAAGGAGAAGTGGTGCGTCTGCTATGAGTACCTTATTGTAATGCGAGTGGTTTTCTTGTGCAAAGTATTCTACGGTAGCAATAGGGTTGTTATCTTTATCATACACTTGTTGATTGACCTTTGTAATCCACGGCCCTTCTGTATGTCCTTCGTATTTGTCTGTGTCAATCATTCTTCTTCTCCCTCCAATGCTCGTAGTTCACTCCATGAGTGAGTTTCCAGAAGTCTGTTCCTGTATTTCATCATAGTGCTATGAAAGGTCTTATTCTCTTCACGCAATCTCCTGACTTCTGCGAGCAAGTCCTGTATCACTTCACGGTGTTCCTCATCGAATACCGCTATCGTTTCAGTACCCTCATCTGTGGATTTGAACAGTGTGACTGCACCATCCAAGTCGTCTATGTGTAGTGTATCAATCATTCTTCATCACTCCTAACACCATCTATGTATGCATCAATATCAATATCATGAGAAACTTCTTCAGCATTCGACATCGTTGCACACTCACCAATGTTAAGAGTTGTGTACAAATTATTTTCAATGTAATTCCTAATCTGTTCTACTGTCTCAAGATGTGAAGGTAAAGAAAGTAAATCAATACTAACACTATAAGTTATTTCTACTGTTGCTTCTCCACCAATCATTCTTCTTTCACCTCTTCTATATTCATTCCCCATTTATCATTACACATTCTTATCAATGTATTTACAGTATAAGCAGACCATCTAGGTTCACCATCTACACCCATCTCTACACCTTCTTGATAAACACCAGCAATATATTCTGTTGAGTAGCCTATCAAATACATCATTAAATCTTCTAATTCCTCACTTATACGTGGTATTCTTATCATTCTTTACCACCCCTTCTCATACACTTGAGGGAACTTTGGATGTGTGCTATACAACATCACTCTATTGTCATCGTGAATGTAATACACATCACCGAAAGGATATACTGTTGGTTCATCAGAATGTGTATTCATATCCTGTATGAACCAATCCCAATTCTTTTGGAATACATAGAATCCTTGTGGTAAGTGTTCATTCAATCGTGCTTTGGTGGTGTGTGTTTGCCAACCACCATCCAACGGTTCAACTCTATCACGATATATTATCATGATAACATTCCCATGCAAACGTATGGTGTAGAAACTCTCATGTCCTACACCTGCGTTATTGAAATACAACCTTGTGTTGTTTCCAATGGGCTTACCCTTAGTCTTGTCTCTCGCTGTCGTCATCAATCTTTCTGCTTCAAACCATTTCATTCCTCTTCACTTCCGTTTTCTTGTGCTGCTATTGCTATTGTTTCAGCAACCTGTAATAGTAATTCTTTGTGCTGCACAATATCTAGTGTTCCATGACATTTTCTATCATCATCAAAGACAACAGATATACCTACTGAACCACTAGGCACAGCATCTCTCACCATTACTATCTTCTCTCCATCTGCTATTAGTTCCACTATACTTTTTTCATCTTCTTTATTCATTTATTTTCAACTCCAATTTTATCTTCTCAATTCTAAATCCTTTATAAAAGAAAGTCATCTTCACACATCTACTCATTTTGTTCACGCCCTTTAAGCATTAATATGAATAATAATTTAGTCCACTCTTCTGAGTTAGGTGAATGAGAATCCATAACACCATGACCGTAACGTAAACCCTTACTTATGTTGTTAATAAATAGAGTATCTTCACCTAGATGTGTGCGGCAAGCATTAACCAAACGTAGTAATTTCTTACGTCTTTTGAGTCTCCTTTCACCACCCCACCAACCAGCCATAACAGCAGCGTGGGCTACTGCATACCAATGGTATTGTTTGTCCATCTCTTCAACAAGTCTCCTTTCAAAGAAAATCAAAGCACTAATCACATCTTTTCTATTATAGTCATCTAGCACAGTAAAATCTTCTTCGTATAGTTTGCGTATTATTTTCTTCTTACTCATTTAATCACCTTCTCATTCACATCTAAATGTATCATAAGTATCTCTATTGTTTTCTCCTTAGAGTATGTATGCACACCACCATAAGTAGTAGTACCATACAAACTATTCATACCCCATGCTTTCGCTAACTTATTCAGACTCACCTTAGTTAATTTGTCAAGGTATGTTCTCCACTCATCGTCTTTTCTTGATTCAACATTATCACCCAACATGTATTATCTCTCCTTTGTATTCAACAGGTCTTAATCCACCAAAAATAGTTTCACTTGTTTTCATCAATCTCCAAAAATCATCCTCAAAGAATCTACCATGCTCAACAAGTATGAAATATTGACAACACTTGTAGCGAAGTAGTTTTCTTGGGTCATAATATCTACTACTTTTGGATAGACATTTCTTGAGAGTGATGCAATCTTCATCATCAGGCTCAACTCTTCTCATATTCCTACCACAAATCTTAGCAGGGCATTTAACAGGGTCATCTAAGTTCTCAATGGTTCTATAATTTCCTTTCCATGTAAACGGGTTAATATTCACTATAGTATACCCCCATATTGTTGAGCAATTCCTTAGTCTCATGACTTATTAAATGACACCTTTCAATTCGACACAATGCTTCCGTGTCATATACCCAATACATATTCGTATACCAATCGTCATCTTCATACTCTGTTGCATCATCAGAAATATACATCTTAATCAACTGTTTGCATCCAAAGTCAGAGATACGTCCGTCATTACCAATGTATGTGTGTGGAAAATTATCTTTGTTGCATATAACAAATTGGTTATACTCACGCTCACCATCTCTTATCCAAAATCTAATCAGCATGTATTTCAGCCCGTCCATATACTCGATGCCCAAACTCACTCACCCCTGTATACCCTAGAGCAACGTGAACAAATCAAGTTGCCTTTCTTACTATAATGATGTGGCAACAAGTGTAAACAAGCACCACATATTTTTTCAATCTTATCTTTAATCATCTTAATCAATAGTGTCAAATCTAAAACCTTTATAAAAGAAAGTTGTTGTTCGTACCTGTGTATAATAATATAATATACTCAAACGTGTGTAAAACAGCATATTTCCTATGATTCATTGTTACTTCTATACACATGAAACATTTCGTTCCAACATTCCAACCATTACAAGATTCAACACCCTACATATATATATTAGTTATATTATTATTATGTATAGATATAATAATGAATGATTATAATAATGTATCTTGGTTGCCCTTTACTTCACCTACTTACATATCCTTATTCCCTTATACACGTATAGGGTTCTTACATTTGCATGTGATATATGTTCAGCCTTCTTGTCGTAGGTATGATGTATGTGATTCATTTATTATAGGCACATCAGCGAGGCCGTCTCTCTCACACACTCAGAAATATATTCCCAACCATACGGTTGTGCGAAACGGTAGTGAACGTAGGGTGGATTCGGGGCTATGATTTGGGTACGAAGTCGCGTGAGCATGGGTACGAAGCCAAAAAAAAAGCCCCATCCCCGCGAAGGGATGAGGCATAGTATGGTTGGGGTTGTGGTTGGCCGCGACTCTTTTGTTCGCTACTGAGTGTCTTACTTGGTTGCACTCGACCAACCACAATTGCCCCTAAAGAGACACACTTGAGTGGAATGAAAGAACCCACTCAAGTGCTTAAGAAAATCCGTCAGATTACTGCACGCTCACAGTAAAGAAACCAAAGTTTCTTTGTTCATGAGCATAGCCTGTTTCACATCAATTCCAAGATTCTTGGAAACAACCGCAGCCAATTCCGCTTTCGTACTCTCAATTGTGAGAGTTGCAGGTGTAGGCTGAGTTGGGATAGTGGTTGTGCCATTTGCACGTAGTTGTTCAAGCATATCTTCCACAGTCACGGGCATTTGTCCCTGTGTTGGTTCTTGCACAGCAACTTTGGTGTTGGCATACGCATCGAATTGAGCAGCGAAGTCATTTGCAGGTGCAGGTGCAGGTGCAGGTGCTTCGACTACTTTCGCAGGTATTGTGCCGTTGATTGCGTGAAGCAACACAGTCTCTTGGCGTACTTGCTTATCCACTTTCCACCAATCCGCACCGAACATATCTCTGCACACGCTGTTCAGGTATTTTTTGCCACCGTGTTCAGCAGACCTGTATAGGCTGTTGACTGATGTGTGCATACGCTTTGGTATCACCAATTCTTGCACACCTGTGTTCTTGTTCACATGGAACATCTCTAAGGATGAGATGAATCCTTGCACATCTTTCGTGTACCCATTTCTTGCACGTAGGGACTCAAGTATGTCTGCAATTGCATAGGTAAACACTTCTTGTGTACCTGTACGCAGAGGGGAACAGCCAATCATGCGTATACCTGTGAGGGCTACGTTGGCTTCTCCTTTACCTTCTGCATG